CCATGCTGAGTTAGCAACAATGTCCATGTACTGTGAAGCCAGCCTAGACTCTGCTCTAAGCATATCGAAGTTACCATGCAGTATTCCTCTGTATAATCTTTCAGGTTCAGCGTCCTCGGTCATTAAACCTGTGTGAGGCCAATACTGTGTAAATGGCAGAGTCTTGTATCCGTGTCGCCTTGGCTCTAATGCAAATTTGTCATCTGCTACATACGCTACTTGCGTTTTTGTCCAGTATTCAATAAATTCTACTCTTCCTGTAAGTGGGCCATCCCAATCAGGAAAGTGTGCAGAAACCCAGTCTGCGTCTACTTCGTAGTAGTGGATTATCCATCTAGGATCTTGTCCATTGTTAAGATCCCAAACACAACTTTTTGGGTTTACTGTTGTAGTAAGAACGGGGAATGTAAGATTTCTATTATCAAGAACCTCTTTTACACGTTCTTTATAATCTGCGTCTTGACCATCTGCTGGAGGTTCTGGAAACTCTTGCCACCTGTTTGCAGCAAACTCTGTCTTTTCCCAAGCAACTCCGTACAATGCCATTTGCTTTGCAATCTCTCTTCTAGTTGGAGAGAACTGTTCTAGCATATGGTTTGCACCGATTAAAAACTTTTCAATAAGTTCTGCTCTTGCTTGACCTCTTGCTCCCGGTGATGGCACTGATATATCTAAGAACTGAGGTGTAACGTGTGCTACAAGTGAGTTGACAACACTTTGAGATGTACCAAGTCTAATTAGTGATCCAGTCTCTGGAACATCAAAATCAAACTCACCAAGATAAAATTCTTCAGACTCACTACACAAATCATAGAAATCTCTAAACTTTGATTTACCCTGATTCAGCTTATCCATGATAAGTTCAAGACTAACCAAAGGTTCTTCTATAGGATTTGCTCCCTCTCTTGCTATCTCCTCTTCTGGATCAGAAGATGTCTGTTGATAGCCACCTTGATATGATACCAATGCTACTCCTTATTGTTCTTTTATCAGGAGCTCAGGTTCTTCGTAGTTTTCCATCTCACGCTTCATCTGTCTCCATCTTTTTATTCTGGATGACTTCTTAGAATAGCTTGAGTTTAGTGGGGTGATTCCAGACTTTGACGTAGGAAAGAATTTTTCTTCATTCATATCTACAGCAGGATCACAGGCCATTAAAGCCAAACATTCTGCATCCACCCAGTCATCATGCCTCCCGGACACAGTATAAAAAGTGTGTCCCCGATTTGCTGTTTCCCTATGTGCAATGTCTTCTAACTGACTTATTAGTTTACCCCAACTCTGTGGAAATGCAACTGTTTCTTTTTCAAGCGACAGTGCATAGTCTAAAAATAATTGATACTTTTTTGCAGGTGTAAAGTTGTATCCAACCACAGGAATAGACTCTTCCATAAGCTCACGATAGAGCACGTCTTCTCCTAATTTACCACCTAGACCTGTAGAGTCCATGTAAATCTCTTGTACACCCCATCTAATCGCCTCACGCTTGATAGTTTCTACCTGCAGAGACCAATCTGTTTTTAAAAGTTCTACAGCAAACACAGAAGTTCTGGTTTGCCTGTCTTTGATAATCAAAACTGTAGCATCGTTAGTTCTACCTAGGTCAAGACCTGCTACATAGAATCTGTCTTCGTGTGGTCTTGCAAGTTCTACAGAATCTGGTTTTGAGTACGCTGCAGTAACATTTCTAAAAAAGTTACCTGCTCCCTCTGGTTGATGAGCCATGTAGAATCTTTCCCATATGTTTTCTGTAAGAGTTGCCTTTTCTTCTTCTATTTCCATCTTGTCGTCTTCAGTCAGATACGGATTATCAAACGTAGATGCGTGAAATGCCTCTCTTCTGTTTGATGGATTATCTTTTGCCATCTTAAAATTTCTTGCAAACCAGTGCTGTGAGCTTTCTGGAGGTATGCCTTCCACAATAGCCCTGCCCATTCTACCGGGAGAGTTAAGCGTAGGCCTGACCTTGTTCCACGCAGCTTCTTTGATGTCCTGTGATTCAGCCATGTGTAGAAAATCAAGACCTACAGTTTGCAGTCCTTCTGGATTATCGGCAGACTTCAGTTCCCAGAAAACAGATCTTCTCCACTTTCCTGCCATCCATTTGCCGTTTGTATCTTTAAAATCTAACCACACGTTTAATTCATCGTGTTTAAATCCACCACCTCTACCACCTCTTTGATTATCTTTTTTTACTCTTACAAGATTCTCAGGTATAAACTCTTGCATCTCGTTCCATTGCTGTAACATCTGTGCTCTTGTAGGTGCAACTGTCCAGACATGAATAGGTGGTATTAGTCCTGCCTCAGCAGCAGTTTGTTTTTTAGTTTCGCCGGGAAAGATAACAGGCATGACTGAAGCTTGTTTTATCACAGAGAGGGCTTCATTCAAGGCAGAACGTGTTTTACCAGCACGCCTGCCAGCTTGCACAAATTTAATCTTGGCTTCGCTTTCGTGCATATTCTGTTGCCAAGGGTATGGTTTATACATTATAGATCAGGTGCAATAGTTGGTAGATCATCTTCTTCTTTTTTACTGAAATCAGGAAGTCCGTCATCAACAATCAGTTCTGTGTTATCGATGCTGTGCCCTTCAAGTACACCCGGGCCTTCTTTTTGCTGATCAAAGTAATGCTTGATCTCTGGTCTTTCAGATACATTCTCTACGATATCCAGCATTCCTGCTTCTAAAATTAGTTTAATCGCAAAGTCAGTACCTGCTTTACCTTGTGCCTTAGCATCTTCTAGGTGCATAAACTGTATCATCGCTGCCTCTTGAGTATAAAGGGTATTTAATTGTGCAGTAGTAAGTCTTGAATTTCTTTTACTCTGTGGTATTTCTGGATACGCACCTTCTTCTCTGTATTCTTGAAGTGCATCATAAAAATCTTTACATTGCTCAATCTGTTCTTTTAACTCATTGGCATCCCATCCGAACTCATCACACATCTCCCTAAGTGCAGCATTACTAGATCCGTAGGTGCCAAGCAGTATATAAACCTTCCTAAGTCTTCTAGGCCATTGTTTCCAAGCAGGTAGTACCTTGAGTACCCTTTTCTCAATAGCAGTGAATCCTGTACCTATTCTGGCAATGATCTCTTGTACATTAACTGGCATTACTTTTCCTTCTAGCTTCTTTTTTTAAATTAGATTTAGCAGTAGTGACTCTTAAATTAGACTTTCTATTGTTCTTGGGATTATTGTCTTTATGATCTGCATGCTTACCATCACCTACTTTAAGACCAAGCATCTTTCTTGCAGCATTACGTTTGGCTCTCTCTTTAACTCTATTGGGCTTATTCTTCTTCTCCCACGCTAACTCTTTTTTATAATCTCTTTTTCCATTAGTCATGAATGGCATATCTATTCACCATAAGCCATGTGTTTTTGGCTCTCTATTACATTAGCATTCCTGTTATCTTTTTTATCACCATAACTATCTTTTGCAATATTTTTTTCTTTCCATAGTGCATTAGGTAAATCATCATCCCATTCTAACCAATGGTCAACTATATGACAGTCACAGTTTAACCAGCCACATCTCCAAAGCTCAGCCCATGCTACAACTTTATCTTTCTTTTTATTTTTTGGTTTCCATAACTCTTCTAACCTTAAAGCATTAACTGTTCCACACTTGTATTTAAAAATTATCCAAGGTAATAAATCTTTTATTTCTTGAAACTTAATAAATTTATCTTCTGCATTCATAATTCCATCCTCTCAATAAACACCGGAGTATTGTCTCCCATGAATGATCCTGTCACATTATAATCAAAGTATTCCATGGCCTCATCGTCACTCATACCTTGATCCGTCAGGATCTCGATACATTTTAATTTATCGTATACTGCCATGAATTTAGAGAATTGCTGACCAATACCTATAAACGCATCATCAAACCCATCAGCTAATAGTATTTCCATATCTGGGTATTCATCATGTATTTTATTAGATAGTGTCATATTGTAATCTCAACGCTCTGAGAGGTATACATATATATAATACATACCCCCCTGCGTGTATCGGCGTAATTTTGCCCGTCAATAAAAATTAATCGATAGCCAATTATATATTATTGACAAGTCAATTATATCATATATTGTTTAATAAGTCAACCTGAGAGAGAGAATGAAACCTATTGACTTATATATATATTAATGATATACTTATCTCATAAGTTAATTATTATTATTAATTAATTAATTATAAATCATTATTAATATAATAAATTATATAAATAAAGGTTGACAAATTGAGAGAGAGATAGTATAATACTTATAGAGATTAACAAAGTTACTTAATCAAATAGTTAAGAACTCTTTAAAGAAATGCTAGTATAAGCACTGCAAAGCAGATAATTACTAAAAGATACTTGACAAGTGAGAGAGAGAGTGATATAATAATCTCAAGAAGATTAAATAAAACTAAATAAAAATAGTCAGAACCAGACTAGCAAAACGGGAGTTGAGACCATGAGCAGATATTGTTTATTACTCAACAGATGGGTAAAACCTAGAACTTGCAATCGTAAGCACGATAGTAACGAGTGTGTAGCCCATACTGAGGAGAGAAGATTTAATATGTTATGTACTGTTGGCAATGATATGCCATACAAAGCAAAACAGAAACGGGGATCAGGTAGTGGAGTTATTCCAAACTTTACACCATACGGAAAACCAATATACAACTAAATAATATTATATCATGATCTTGACTTGAGAGAGAGAGTGTGGTAATATATAATAAAGCTTAGAGATCAGTAAGCTTGTAAAAATAAAAGTTCGGTTAGAGAGTGAGATCGATTAGTAGAAATTTAAAGATCGAATGATTGACTAATGTGGGCAATGTATAGTTCATTACTAATCAACCTAACGGATCGCTAGACGCTAGTCGGTCACACTCTCACACATAACAACAATAAAAGGATTAAAATGAAAAATCCATATGAAATAGGTAATGGATTGCTAACTATCCAAGAAATTGGATTAATGAGGTTAGAAGGTTTTCTTCTTGCCTTAGAGTTAGAGATTAATAATAGAAATCTTACATATTGCAGTGCATATAAGGAACGATTCTGTAGAAGTTGCCAAAGAACGTACAAAAAAAACTGTTGCCACAATTTAGTTAAAAATCTATTTGGTTTTACAGGTAACAAACAAGAAGTTTATAAACAAATGCAAAATTACATAAATGAAAGAAAAATAAAACAAGACCATGATATTCGTGGATATATAAAATAAAAAATTGGAGAGTTGAAAGGATTGAAATGAACATAGAAGAAGATCACTTGATTGATTACGACAATGCACCATGTGGTTTTGGTGCTAATCAAATGATATTTAAAAAAATACACAAAGATAATGAATATCAAATTAAAGTTAGTATGAATTATTTTGGAATAATATATGGAATAGAATTTAATGATTGGGAACATCAATATTTTTATTATGGTAAAGATAAAAAAAGTAGAGATGAAGTATATGATGTTTGGATAAAAAATAACAAATGAATTGGAGAGTTGAGAATGAGACTACTAAAATTTGGTAGTAGCAAAAACGCAAAGCTAGATAAGATAAATGAGTGGCACGATGGTAAAAGACCACCTCAAGTATTGAACTTTAGCTTACCAAGTGGATATAGTTGTCCAAGTGCTAGGGATTGTCAAAGTTGGTTCAATCCAAAGACTAGAAAGATGACTAAGGGCAAAGATGCCAAATACACTTGCTTTGCTACTGTAATGCAAGCTAAACCAACAGTTATGAATGCTTGGTGGCACAACTTCAATCTATTAAAAGAAATTAGATACGATGTAGATGCCATGACGAAATTGATAACGAATAGTTTATATCAATATTCAAAACCTGATTATGTGAGAATTCATGTTTCAGGCGATTTCTTTACAGCAGAATATTTTCAGGCGTGGATGAATGTAGCGAATGATGATAAGGATGTAAAGTTTTATGCATATACTAAGGAACTAGAAACAGTCAAAAAGTATGAGCATATGATACCTGATAACTTAATACTTACATTGTCTGAAGGTGGCAAAGATGACCACTTGTTAGATAAAATAAATATCAAGAAAGCAGTAGTAGTGCATGATGAAAAATCCACTACCCTGCCGATTGATACAAACGAATATCATGCCGTGAATACTAATCAAGACTTTGCATTAGTAGTACATGGTACACAATTAAAATAAACAATAAGGGAGTTGAAATGATTGATCCAAATAAATTAAAAAAAGGCGTAAGAGGTATGCTAAAAAATGGTTCACAATTTATCCTGATGGATAGTAAGCGTGGCAATATTAGAATGGCTCAGGTTGATGGGCTGTTTGGTACTGAGATGGGCAGTATTTATATGCACGATGTTGATTGGGTTGAGATTGGTGGCGATGCAGTGAAAGTAGATACATCTAGGTATGAACTACAAACTAAAATGATAAAAAATTTAGGATTTTGAGAGGATTAAAATGCAAGAGTATGAGATTGAGATACACGCAACAATAAGAAAGAAAGTAAAGATCAAGGCTCACACAGAAGTACAAGCAATCGCAACTGCTGAAGTTAGTATTGCTGATATGTTACTGCAAGATGAAGAGTCAGGCAAAAATAAATATGTAGGTGCTGAGGTAATGACACCTCTACAATCATATGCACTAGAATGGGAGCAAGAATGATTACAAAAAAAGATGCAAAAAAATTGTTACAACTAATTGACGATTTAGGTTGGGAGTTTGACAGAATGAGTACAAGTGGCAAAGAAACACTTAATGAAATATTTAAAATGGTAGGTATAAAACAACTACCATCAGATTATTAAAGAAAGGAGCAGGAATGAGTGAAGAAAATAAAAAAGAAATAGAAAAAACTATTGAAGAATTTGAAGATGAAGATGAGGAAAGCTACATTGTAGATCTTGGTAGCTTATACATAAGTAAAAGTAAATACAAAACTTTAGAAAATTGGGATGAGTGGTTATTAGAACAAGCTAAAGAGGGAAACATAGAAATTGATCAAGTATTAACTGAAGACGGAGATTATCCAGAGGAAGGACAACGATAATGAAAACTTATGCAGTATACCTAACAAATGTATGCGACAACGATTGTTGTTATGAAGAAAACAAAGATCATGTAGACGAGGAAAGTAGAGAAATACTTATTGAATTGACACCAAAAAATTTAAAGTATTTAAGAACTATGAATTGGCATATTAACCATGATGATAACGATGAGTTAGGCACAGACATAAAAGAATATGAAGATGTTTCTTATATTGAAGAAAGAGAGGAGCAAGAATGATTTGGTACAAGATAAATGAACGCAATGGTAATTATGAGTACACTCATACATACTTTATGAAAGGAGATATTGAAGAGTATGAAGGCACGAGAGAACAAGATGAGATTATCTTAAAACATTTTTATGGAGTAGAGTCACTTAAATATGATAGGACTGATGGATGGTGGTTGCATGGAGAATGTTTGGTAAGCGTAGATGGAGTTGCAGAGTATGATGATGATGCACAAGCGTTGCATAAAATTTTAAATAAAAAACTAAACGGATTACTATAGAAAGGAGTAAAGATGTACGGAGTTGAGAACGCATACTTCAAGTCTTATGAAACTGACAAGTTCATAACAGAAGTATTGAAAGAGCAGAGTCCAATAGACAAGCTCAATCAAGCAAACGCACAGCAGTTCAACAGAATTATGACTGAGATAGCTGCTGAAAAATTAACATAATTATTTAATGGGTGGATAGTGGTTTAGAGTCGACAAACAATATCCTTAATAGAGCAGTAAACAATTGCGTACCAACTGCTCTGCCCTACTAAACAATAGAAAGGAAAAGAAATGAAAGTAAAGTTTAATGTTGATAACTGGAATAGCAAACCATTGGTAATAAATGGTAAGCAGTATGATCTTAACATTTACGCTGATGGTAGTGAAGCGATTAAAATTATAATCATGGAGTGCGAACAAGGTGCAGATGAATTTTGGTATACAACAGACAGAGAGGTATACAATGAATATTTCTTTGTTGGAGCAGAGGTAGTACAAGATCGGCCCGATACACCCGACATAGATAGTATCGCAGAAAGAAATAGTGAGAATTGGAGAACATAATGATTAGAGTTTACTTTGAAACAAAAGGTTCAGCAGAGCAAGTGGCTACATTTGAAAATGAAAGCCATTACATAGCTTGTCTGCCAGCACTTAAAGAGTTGGCTAAACAAGAAGGTTGGACACATGTTACTGAAAGCGTAGACGAAGAGTGGGAGAAAGCATTTGCCTCCCTCGACAAAACAGGAGAACATAATGGATAAATCAGAACTAATAGAGACAATACTAGACGCAATAGAAAACAGGCATGGACACATAAATAGTTTCTATCAAGATGCAAGGATGCTGATGGAACAAGGACTAGAGACTTGGCCCGAAGAAGATTTAAAGGTCAAGGCTAAAGATGAGTTCAACATTGATGTAGATGAAGATTGACATATAATTACAAATATGTATAATGAGAGAGTGAGAGAGATTAACTAGCCTAAAGAAAGGGGGTTATATGAGAGTTGATTTTACTGAGATGGCTATCATCACAGGTCAGAAAGAATTAAATGATCTGATGGCTGAACAAAAAAGACAACGCAGTTGCAATCACTCCTATCAAATGTCAATACATGACTTACAGATATTTGTCTGTACCAAGTGTGATGACATGGTAGAAGTTGATGCACATAAAAACGATAACAGATAGAAAAGGATAACCAATGAAAGAAATAGAAAAGATGACTAACGAAGAACTTGCTAGTCTACACGCAGAGCTTGTCGAGGCAAAGCGTGAGATAGAGGGTAAGTTAAATCCTATCAAGGTAGCGTTGCTACGCAGGATGGATGAGACTGGTGGAGATGCTCTGCCAGTTGAAGGGTTCAATGTGTCAAGGAAGATGACTTGGCAGTATGATCCTAAGAGTTTGATGGCAGCTCTCTACGGAGAGGTCAGGCTTATCTCTGATGAAGAGTTGGCCAAGCTAATCAAACAGATACCACCAATGATGAAAGTTGATGGTACGACTGCAAGGTCTTTGATTAGTAAGTATGGGCTTGGATCTAAAGTCCATGAAGCAATAGAAAAAAATAGGGATGGCAAGTCAGTCATTCTAAAAGTTGAAAGGAGTGATCAATGAATGATCCAAAGGCGTTAATGATGTGGGGAGAGATGGCAAGTCATAGTGGGCTTGCAAAGAACATGAATGCTTACCAAGCAGGCATGATAATACAGGCAGGTTCTGAGCTAGGCTATGGGCCTGCAGCTTCACTGAACTGCTTTTACATAGTCGGTCACAAGGTTACACCACTAGGTCAGACCATGGCTGCTATGATCAAGAAGTCAGGCAAGTACACATACAAGGTGCTCAGGAGCAATGATGAGCTTGCTGAG